GAGTAATGAACAAATTTGGCTTTTCTTCCCCAATATATAGACCGGTCTCGGTTCCAACGTTTGTATATAGTCTTATTGTTAACAACAATCATTCTGATGCCAAAAGTACAACCACTCCCGGTACAAAGGCGCACAGCCAGCTACAAAGTAAAGTGTGCCAAATGAGTAATTCACCCAGCCTCAAGCTATACAAGCGACCGATTTCGGTGCGTTCACGAAGTTAAAGTGATAGAACACCGAAATCGGTCTCTAACCCACCGAAAACGGTTATATGTGTACAAACTTCAAATAGAAACCGATAACGGTTACTGTACTTACCTAGGTCGGTTGTAAATGATACAGGCCACCAGGTAGTAACAGAGAGAGATGTGGTATATGTCTGCATAGAAGTAGACCCACACAGCCTTTAAATAACAACACTTATGACTCAAATTAATATTTTGTTTATTAGAGGGCTTAATTAATACAGGTGAAAAGTCACAGCATTACATTATAGGGAGGGCACGGAATTCACATTGATAGGATTCACAGTATTGTAATTGTCACAGTGTAAATGCACAAATAGGTCACAGTAGTTAGTTCAAGTACAGCAGGAAAGTCTTACACACCTCTAGTAGTGACACGACGCCTCTTTACACTACGTTTCCTGAGCGTAGATGGAGTACTGGATGTATAGGTATTCCTAATTCGTTTAACACCACCTGTGAGCATTCCTAGTTGGTACAAAAACTTTTTACCTAAAGGTGTCTGATCCAAATCAGAAGTAAAGCGATCCTGCAAATCAATGTCCCAAAAATTTAAGCCCTTATATGGGTCTGGCTTTTCAGAGGGGGGTACTTCTGTGGGACACATGGTTGCTTGAGATTTAATAAATCTGTATGTGTCTCCTAGACTCTGCGGTGGCGCAGGTACAAAGGCCAGCTGCCATTCATCCAGAATATTGGGATTCATAGCATTAATATGTGCTAAAATGTCTGCATCCAAAGTAATCTTACAAAGCTGCATAATTATTTCAACCTCAAATTCCTCTGTGTGCCTAAGAAAGTGTCTGAACTCAGTTGCTTTATATTTGTACTGATTATCAATAGGGGAATCACCGGTGTGTACAGACAATATGAAATTAGTGTTTCTAGTGTTGTCTGCAATGGTAACAAAAAGTTCGTTTCCCCATGCGACACCATTATTATTACCCTGAGCTCTGTGCACCCAAAATGGCCTATTAAATAACTGGGCCTCACTAGTAACTAGAGAACCACTGGGTGTAGGAAAGTAACTGTGATTCCCTAATCCATTTTTAGGTGGTGTATTGTTATCAGGTTCTAAAAAGAATCTGTCATGATCATCTGGTTCATTACCCTGAGGAATACTATCACCATTTACTCCATCTTTACAAAACATGTGTCTAGCATAGACCTGTTCCCTCTTGCCATAAAAGAAACATCTATCTCCATAAATTTCCTTTGTCATCTGTATAAAATCCGGCCATTTGCAAATGGAATTAATAACCTCTAGAGGGGCATCAGCACGACTCGCTGAAAAAGTACTAAAATTAACAGCACCAAGCCCAATATCGCACATGTCCCCATCCTGAATAGGGCTGTGAACAAGTTTTATTGGTGGACAGGAACCTTGAGCTGGCGGAGGGTTGTCACATGGTTTAGCTAAATCCCAATGTTGGCCAATGGCAGGTGCACAACCAACAATGAACATCTGATTCTGTTTAGGGTCGAAAGATACATTTTGCCTATTATCTATTGCACTTGGTAAGACATTTTGATAGGCCGTTGGATTTTCAGTGTCACCCAGTTTATCAAACAGTGGATGACCAGTAGTGCCAACCCCAAGGGGACCACCCCTATCAATTTCAATACCTTGTAAACGCCATACTAAACGCTCTCTTTCAGGACTATATATAGTAGTATCTATTAAAGCAAACTTATTAGGATCTGGTAAACGCAAGCGTAAAACTCTATACTGGTTAGCTGAAACCTTAGGCACAGTAACAGTTTTGCCATCCACGGAATCAACTATATCGTAATAGGGGTGGCCCACCGTAAGCAAACGCTCTGTATTAGCATGAAAATAAATATTTGTAGGAGTAACATATTCATCTGTTGATAAAACCTTCGCTGTAGGTTTGGCTGGAGGCAAATATAATCTTCCAGTATTCGAACTCCAAGTAGCCATCTGCAAAATCAGAGAATAGACCTTTTTCGTTTTCTTAATAAAGAAGGATGCAAATCAAAATCATCAAAATTTACTGTCAAGCCAACAGCAGGGCCCAATGGTGTGTAAGGGCTAGGAAACTGTATGGGACCATTAAATAATGGTGTATATGAAAAAATATTTGCTGCATAATCATTCACAAATACCTTCATATTAAATTCTGGAGCTAATGTTGGTATTTCTATATTATCCTCTGGAACTTCGCCATTCACCATAACTAGGTGTGTACCTGTAAAATCTTCCTCTAAAGTATCTAATACATCCCCTTCCTGGATATTCCTTTCAAAGGGACTAATAAAGCTAGAGGTAGTCAATTCATCTATTATAGAACTATCATGACTAAACTCCCCAAATGTTTGTAGTTCAACAGAATCTTTGGGGATAGGACTTATGTCTACATACACATGCACCCGTTGTCCTATATTAAGACCACTGCGAGTAGTCATTCCAGGACGTCTTCCTAAGCGGCTTACACGAATAGTTCTGTCAGCTGTTTCTAAAAGTCGTGGCTGTTCTGTAAATGCAATAGTCTGTCTAGAGGAGTTGTCAGCTAATTCTGCTAAATCATCATTGAATATGTCTGTCAAATCACCTTCAAAGGCGGGATTTGTAAATTCAAACGTAGAAGCGCGGGAGGTTAGGCCTTCTAAGTCAGCACCACGAGCTGGAACCTGTTGAACATATCTCTGATATAAATCTCGCGCCCTGGAGATGACGCGGTCAGATAAAGGTGTACTTCTTAAAGGTCCCTCATCTATTTCAAACTGCGCCATAGTATTAATTTGTTCTAATTCAATGTATTCTGGATCACCAATGTGTACACCATTAAAAGCTGGATTTACAAAAACATTATAATCTGAATCTACATGAGATATTCTAGTAGCTTCCACATCTGTGGTGTGTGAGATGCTAGGATCTAAAGCTATTTTTTTAGGAGGCGGTGGTGTTATTTGTACATCTATTTGAGCTACATCTTCTGAAACATTAATGATATTTGGATGTTCACCTACACCTGTCACCTCAGATATAGGGTCAACAGCTGTCGTTATGTCAATGCTTGTGGAATCTAATCCTGGACCAGCCGCAGGCGTATCAATGATTCCTGTTTCAGGAATCCCCTCACTTAAAGGAACTATTGCAGGGGCGTCTGGAGCAACAGGAAGGACGTCTGCGGGGCCAACAATATCAACCGTGGGTATGGTAGGACGTGGCCTAACTATGGTAGATGTTCCCTCCCTAGGTGTTTGAGCATTAAATGGTCTATACCCAAAGGATCCACCACTTCCTCTTCCCGTACCAATACCCAAGTTACCTAAGTATAATATACTCCCAAACACCTTCAACAACGTGTCTGCCCATGTAGTCCCCTCCACTTTATTTTTCACATCGGTTGGACAATCACCACCTTGGACACACGACTTATAAATATCTGTTACAGATGCTCGTTTTATTCGTCTGCGATACATTTTATAAGCATTCAAGATTTCCCATACACATGGAGGTACCCTTAGGAAGTGGAACAGTGTCAATAAACCGGCTGCGTTGATTACTGTTTGCAAAAGCTACCAATACTCTCCCATCTGCTAAATCTACTTCATTGGAAACCCATCGAAAAACAGTTGTCATACACAAATAAAAGGATTTATATTTTTTGTCACATCTATACCTCCAACACTTTAATGGATTAGCAGGCCCCTTCACCACGAGGATTGGTGGATCCCTAGCTTCCTCTTCAAGTCTTTCAATTCTTGAGAGACCTGATCGTGGAACAGATCGATGGCTACTTCCAACCTCTTCAGCAGAGAGGATATGACGTTCTCCTCTTCTTCTTCTCTTACTGGTGGTCGGTTCTCCTTCTCCTCGTCGTCGTCGTCTCCTTCCTGATGTCCTGGTGGCAGAGCTAGTGCTTGCCTCCTCCTGCTGAATCGATCTTCCTCCGTCTTTCTGCGGGGTCTTGGTGTAGGTGGTGGGGCTGCTTGATCTCCTGTCTGTGTCCCCGAGGGTTTTCGGGGAGACAGGTGAAGACCTCCTAGAAGAACTGGCAACAGAAGGGAAGATTTGTTCATTGTTAACATTTACAGTCCATATTCCTGAATTTCCATATCTATCAGCATCACTAGAAAATAGTATGAAATAGGTTTTAGTCCCATCCCTTTCTGTGAAATACAGTCCATTATAATCTGTTTCTCCTGCGGTTTTATGCCATTCGTCCTTGTCATCCTGATAATAAATCCATCTCCAATTGATGTATGGGAAAGCATTTTTCGGGTTTCCATCAAACCACACTTCCACTTCATAACTGTCTTTTTTAAAGCAATTTCTGGGTGGGGAATCAAATCTGTCGGCACTTGTGTCAGCAAGAGTCCATTGCTCATTGGCATATTGTGATTTTGCTAGACTCTGTAAAATTAAACTCATTCTAATTGCAGTTTTAGCATTGTGCTCTGACACCTGCAGTGTTGGTAGGTGTTGCAAGCCTAAAGATGTATATCCTTCTTTTCTAGCATAATATTCAAGAGCACTTTCTTTTCTCAAAAGTTCAAAGTGCTTTATTTGTGATTTTAAATCTTTGGGACCTGTTTCATAAAGAGTCATCAGAGATGCTTGCAGTGCATCTAAACGTTCTTTCAGGTCGTTCTGATTCATTTTCGTCGTCGTCCTCGAGGTCTAATTGTTTGCCAAGCCTCAGGAAAAACGCTTTCCAAACCTGGTCAGTAAATTTATATAAAGGATTATTTTGTGAATCAAATGGTAATTTATTGGGGAATTTAAAACATGTTACTCTACTGTGTAAATATCGTAATGATTCTTCTTTTAATACATCAACATTACTAGTAATCAGTAGAGGTGGTAAATTATATTGCTGTGGCGCTTTATGCTTCGAATCCACAGACATAGGGTTTCCATCTAATGCATTTCGCATATTTGCATCAATAAACGTCCAGCAAGGGTATGTGGCATCATCCAAAAATCCTACTTTACAATCTAGTAATGGCTGAATCCAAAAGTGGGAGCTTTTATTCATGTATGATACTACTTTACCTCTTAAAAACTTTATAAACGAAAAACAGAAATACGACTTTCCCGTGTCTGGTTCCCCATAAATAACAATACATGTTTTTTTGGGAACTTTCTTGAAAAACAATCGTAACGCACAAAGAAATTCTACAACATTAATTTGCTGAAACTTTAGGAAGCTAGCAATCACCTTCCAATCTTCTTGCCCATCACATTCTCTACAACATTTATATATCCATTGAGACATACTCATATTTCTCATTTCTTGCCTTAAATATAACTTTACCATGGCGCTGCAATCTTTAACATATTTAACTTGTGAATTACTTTTTAAAAATGCAGCTGCGTTTACATCTTCTGTAGCTAACAAAGCATACTCATATGCAATTGCAGAGTCTTCTGTTAATTGATTGTCATATGCCCATTGAACCATTTTAGATAACTCAAATGCTTCTGCCTGTGAAGCTAGCTGATGATTTACTTGTGTTTGTTTTACAACCCAATCTGGTAATATTCCAAATGAATATGCTTTCTCGGTAATTTTTTGTTTGTAAAAATATAGCGCAGCCGGCGTACTTCTGCATTTTGGTGGCTCACATAACATTTGACATTCTTCAATATTAAGAATATTACAAAACAATTTTGTAACAGTTTCTCTACTTTTAGCATGCTTAAAATGCAGCAAAAACAAACCACAAAAGTCAAACTGTGATACTTGTAGATAATGACAGTGTTGTTGCAGCAGATGCTTTGACCCTTCTAACACTTCCACGGCTGCTGCGAATGTAAACACTACCCAATTGTCACTCAACGTTTTATTACTTTTAAAACTTCTAGTTAGTTCTGCGAACGACACTCCATACAAGTCTTGGCACTTAGTAAATAGTTTGGCTCTTTTATTGCTACATAAGAGGATCTCTTCACAAGCAGAGCTTAAGGAGCTCTGCGTCCCGCCATTTTCGTATGACAAAGAGTCTACCTGTACAGCAGCATTTGTAGCTTCATCTTCTGCTATTCCACTGTCCTCAAACAGTCTCCTTTTAATTAGTCTTTGCGGAGAAAGACTAATTGCTTCCAATCTTGGACTAAGTGCTGCAACATTAGACTCCGGCGGGCTTTTCATATACTTTCGTTTTAAGGCAGAGACTGCTCTATCACAATCCTCTGTTATTTGAGAGTTCAACAGCGCCAGGGAATTTCCCTGGTCGACTTCATCCACATCATTGTCTATTAAATTTGATATATCAGAACCATCTGTACTTTCATCAAATAATTCCTCGAATGTTTCCAAGCTATCAACACAGTCTGCTTCATCAACAATAAACCAAGCATTTTTATCCTCATTATTAAAAGTTTCAGTACCTTTACTGGGTTCTGCCATGGCGTAAAACGTCCCGCGAACACCGAGGGCAAACAATCGATAGGTCACGAAAAAGCAGTCGCTCCAAAAATTGAATAGCGTCAGCTGTTGCAACTACACAAAGCCTGACTCTGGCTGTACAAGAATTACACAAACTGTCAACTCTGTAAGGTGACAGTAACTCCTCCTCTGGGCTGTCGTCTGGTGACAATGATTCTTCACACAATAGCTGTGATGGCAAAATTAAATCCCCAAGCTCAGCATCTAATTCTATATCTTTTATAGTGGGCGCGTTTCCCATCATTTTAAATCCAGAATTCCTGCTTGATACAATTTCTGCAAGGTGCTCTCCAGTGCCCTCTTACTAAGCAAGCCTGCTTAGATCTAGATATCAAATCAAACTTCTCAGGTAAATCAAGCAGTGAGTAGCAATAGTAACAGCGTAATATAATTTCCTGTAAAGGTTTCTCTAATAAAGCATGCAAAGTTTCTACAGGACACGCACACTGAAAGTACTTTTCCGCTTCAAATTTTGCACTAAGCAATAAGCATCTGTTACAACAAGCATAGCAAATACGCTCCTTCCATACAAGACTCAATTGCTTTACATGAAATAATGCTAGATCAACAGGCGTAAGATAATTCCTGCAGAAAATACATTTCAATTGCAGTTTAAAAAAGCTAATGTTGAAGTAGTCGCAGTACGCCTCCAGACTGGTAGGGAAGAGAGTCTCCAT